TCATAAAGATTCAAGAAATCCACCAGAGTATTTGCAAGAGATAATCAATGTGCATCTTGTCACTTAGAGCCTGATTATCTTCTTCATAATCTTTTAATGAAGTATCCTAGTTTTTCCGACATCAAGGCCTTTATGGCGGTCGGACATCAACGATATTATACAATGAAACAACCTATATCAGATGATGATCTCTTGGCAATTTATAGGACTTTACAATGATCATGGTTGGCAAACTTTTTGCATTTATAATAGTTTTAATCATAACAACGTATTCCAGTAAAGCAGCAGATTCACCTCATGATCGTACCGGTGTAGTAGTTAGCAAAATAGAACAAATAGAATACATTCCAACATATGGTTCAACGTTTAAAAGAATAAAAGAACGTGGTCATATAATATGTGGAGCCAAAGATTCTATGCCAGGTTTTGGAGAAGAACATTGGGATGCAGAAACAGGCGTATTAAAATTTCAGGGCTTTGATATAGATGTTTGTAGGGCAATAGCCGTAGCAGTATTTGGAAATAAGGAAAGTGTTGAATATGAAATAATAGATGGCAAAACAAGATTTAGTTATTTAATAGATGGAACGGTTGATGTTGTATCGGCTACTGTTACATACACATATACTAGAAATGTTCTTAAAAAACTAGAATTCATGCCTACCACATATTATGATGGACAGGGATTTATTGTTCGAAAGACTCTTGGCGTATCATCTGCAAAGCAAATGTCTGGTGCAAGAATATGTTATAGCTCAACAGGAACTGCCGCGAAAAATACTAGAGATTTTTTTACAAAACATTTTCTTGATTATGTTCCAGTTGTAGTACCAGTCGGAGAAAAATCTAAAGATTATTACTTAGATCGTAAATGTGATATGTATGGTACAGATCGTTCCGGATTGGCATCTAATAGAATTGGTTTTAAACACCCTGAGCAACATGTAATTCTTCCAGAAATTATTTCAAAAGAGCCCCTTGGTCCAGTAGTAAAATATGGAGATCAACAATGGTCTGATATTGTAAGGTGGACAATATATGTTCTGTTCATTGCAGAAGAAATGGGGTTAAATTCAAATAATATATCTAAATTTAAAAATAATATAGATCCAAGTATACAACGATTTATGGGCGAATTAAATGGTAATGATCATCCTCATCTAGGGGCTAAATTAGGATTAGATGCTACATGGGCATATGAAGTTATTAAACAAGTTGGAAATTATAAAGAAATATATGAAAGAAATCTTGGTGAAAATACACCGTTAGCTCTCAAACGTGGGCTAAATAAATTGTACACAGATGGTGGTTTATTATATGCACCTCCATTAAAATAGGGGAAAAATGCCAGATGAATTAGTCGAAAAAATGTCAAATGAAATAGCCGCAGCAGAAGATAACTTACGAATATGGACAGAAAAATATGAAATGGAAGTTAGACGTGAAGCGGTGACTGCACAAGTGGATGCAAAGATGGCACTTGACGCGGCAAAAATAAGATTAGAGCAGTTGACAGCACAATATAAACCAGAACATTTAACTAGGTTTGAAACACTTCCAGTTCCACCAAAATTTGTGCCGCCATTGCCTATAATAACAGAAGAAATTAAAAAAGAAATACAACCAAAGGTAACCAGAAGTAAGAAGAAGAAAAAGAAAAAGTGAGTTAATAAAATATAAACATTATAATTAAAAAAGGATGATATGTCTTGGATTGGGAATATAATTAAAAAAATTTTTAATAATGAAGGTATAATACTAGCAGAGAAGAACACAGAATTACTTAAAAAAGTTGAGAAAAAAGTAAAAAAGAAAAATTTGAAAAGTATGACCAAAAAACAATTGGAATCATACGGTAGATCAGTTGGTGTTGAATTAGATAGACGACACAATAAAGCTAAACTTATTGCAACATTGGAAGATGCAATTGCAAGTTAACGCTACAATAAAAGAGTACTGGCGAGATTGGGCAGCACTCGTTTATTTGTTTATTTGTTTAATTGATTTTTTTGTTGCACCTTTAACATGGAATTTGTTGATGGCAGGGTATTGTGATACACATGATTGTTTAAAAGAAGGTGTAACACGATGGACTCCCTTGACACTTGAAAGCGGTGCAATGTTTCATCTTTCATTCGGAGCAATCCTTGGTGCGACGTCATTTAATAAACATAAAGAAATTCACGCTAGTAATCGGACTGCTTCTTCTATTTAATAGTTGTGCGAAAAACGTAGCTGATAAAAATAATGATCTAGGTAGTGGTGATAAGTCAAATTTACCAGTTTCATTAGATTTGCTTATTGAACATGCAGAATATTGTAAAGCAATTTACGATGGTGGGGGTGATCAAAAAGATGAAGTAGCATTTGAAGTAAAACAAGATAATGGAATATCAATAATTGTTATTAGGGGTACAGCAAATGAAGCAAATATACTATCTGATATTGATGTAAGATTAGTAGATGATGCACGTACAGGAATCAAACTCCATAAAGGATTTAGAGATGCTGCTGTAAATATAATGCAAATTATAGATACTTCAAAAACGACAGGAAGAAATACTGTTCAAGGACAGACACTTACATATCCCCTTGAACATACTGTACACGTTACAGGTCACAGTTTAGGCGGAGCCGTTGCCCAAATAATAGGAATGTGGCTTCATAAGAGAGGTAAGAATGTTCAAATTTTCTCTTACGGATCACCAAAAGTCTCTTCTCAAGTTTTGTCTAGTGGACAACCCACTCATTGGCGCGTGGTTCGTCTTAGCGATCCTATCCCTTTTACTCCTCCTTGGCCTTATCATCATACCGGGCTTTTTATAGACAGTCAAGATTTAGATTGGGGGCCAGATAATGATAAAGGATTAATTTCTAAAACAGATGGCTTAGATCACGCCATAGCAAAATATGTGTCCACATTGAAAGCCGCTAAATGAAAGGTGAAGAAAGACCTTATCTAAAAAAATATGATATAGAAAAAAAGGTTAATCCATTTGAAAGTGTTCCAGAAGATAGAACAGCCGTAGATAACATTTTAAGGGTGAATCACGGTAATCAAATGAGATTAAACTTAATGGCTGATGCTAAAGCTAATATTATGATTACTGTTTCTTCTCTTGTTTTTTCAATCGCTATAGCTAATTTAGATAATGAATTAATGAAATGGCCTTTGATAACATTTGCAACCGGAAACTTTTTTACATTATTATTTGCCATATTTGCAATCATTCCAAAAACAGCTTATCCTAAGTTACCACATTCTAATGAAATTGATAGAAAATCTCCTTGGTTTAATTCTTTATTTTTCGGACACTTTGCACATATTGATATCGATGAATATAAAAAAGATTATGCAGAAAGATTAATGACAGATGATAAAATATATGATACTATGGTAGGAGATATATACGGCCAAGGAAAAGTGCTTGCACTTAGTAAATATAAGTACCTCAAATGGTCATATAATTGTTTTCTCGGAGGGATGGCATCAGCAATGGCAGTTTTTGCATTACAAGGGGCTGCAGCAGATTTTATATTAGAGTATGGATTATGGTTAAAAGATATTATATTTGAGGAAATATCATTTACTTTTGATGGACTGAGAGAAGTAGCCTGTCAAATAAGTACTCCATGTCGACAGAAATATAACTTATAAATATGATATACAGATAACTTTATGGAACGTATAAATGAGTATATTGAATAGAAGTAAACGTCAAGGTGACGATAAAATAAATACTGTTAAGGAATTGATTATTACATCAGAAGATAAATTATGGGAAAGTGATCCAATGAAAGCATTACAATATGAAGGGACTGAACGTCGCAAAAAGTTAAACTGGTGGACAAGAACATTTTTATCCATTGTTATAGTTCTTACTTTTTTATTCTTAGTGTGGTTACTCTTTATGGAGGACCTGCCTGATGCATCTCGCGATTTAATAAATATAATGACCGGGGCGTATGTGGCGGTACTCGCCAAAGCAACGGACTACTGGTTCAAAGA